GTTGTTCTGCGCTTGCGGCTGTTTCTAGACCGAAAACTACTTGAGATACCCCGAAGTATCTATTGGCATTTGCGATCTTTTTGTTGACACTGTCTGGTATTAAATATCCGTTCAAAACCAAAGTAAACGTACACTTAACAGCTCTGTCTTGTCCCACATCGTAACTTATGTTGTCACTGAACGTTTCTATAGAAGAGTAGAATTGAAATTTATTAGGATCTCCCCAATAAGATCTAGAGGCAAAATTCAAAGATTCTACTATCTTGTCCATCTGTTCTACGGTATAAGTCCAAACAATGCACTCGTATTCTAATGTAACGTAATCAGGAGTAACCACTACAATATACTCAGTTTCAGGACTTCTTTCGGTTAGAATTCCAAAGTTACCATAGTTGTTTCTCTTTGAATATCTCTTCTCAAATAATTGAACGTTGTGTACCAAATTTCCGTCCAATTTATTTCCCAACCCTCTATTCTGTGTTACGTTATTTCTTTTAAACATTAATAACGGATACAAAATCTTTCCATTAGTGTCTCTATAAAAACCGTCCCTTTGAATGCCTTTCCAGTTTTCTGGCGTACCGTATAATATAGGAACATTTATAAGCGTATTGTTTTGTATTGTTGATAGCTTTAATACGTCTGTAAAATAATACATTAAAGCCTCGTCAATATCTTTTATACCTACGTAAAAATCTTTATCAGTATCACCCTTAACACTAATCTGTTTTGCTCTATTCGTTTCAGGTTGACCTAATTTTGTTGTTTCAGAGAATATAGAATTAGGATTGCCCGTCTTTTCGTCGTACGGAGCTACTAATTTATTCATGAACTCTCTTCTATTCTGTGGTCTTACTGTCTGATTCATTATAAGCGTTCTTGTTTAATACCAATTCTATCGGCACTGGTATAGTGTGTTGTTAATATAATCGAATAAGAAGTACCAAAATTTTGTAATCCTTCTGAATACGCATAACCATCGTCTTTTCCTAAGATTAATTGATTTTCGTTAACGTTATCAACAGCATAATAGGATTCGTTGTACATTAAAACATCTCCAACTTCAGGAACTATATTAGCGTCAACTAAATGATCTCTAAAAAATCTAAAAGTTACAGCTCTATCAATATCTACTACGTGATCCTTTAATATTGCAGAATAATCTCCTCTTTCTATCAAACAGTTTATTAATACCGGTCCTATATAATATCTAGCGATACCTTCTCCGTACACGTTTACAGTTGTATCGTTTAATTGATACTTGTAATAGCCAACTTGTTGAGACACTACGTTCTCTACAAGTTCTCTTGTGATTCCTTTAAACGTCGATATGTCTCGTAAAGATCCAAATATTGCCATGTTATCCTATGTATATAAACATCGGTACTTCTGATAAAGTACTCGATATAGATTGATTTTCTGATTGTTTTCTTTCTAATTGAGCTTTGCGACTCATGTCTTCGAAATCTAAACGAAGTCTTTCTCTTAAAGCCTGTTGTTGAGCTTGACCTTTTGAAATTAAATCGGCTCCATTCAAAGTAACCTCAGAACCTGGTGCAGGAATTTGTGCATATTTTCCTCTAACTAATCCAAGTAATTCTGAAGATAAAGCCAAAGTGTATTCAAATATCCATTGTCTTCCAGGGTGATTGATCTGTCCATAAGTAATTGTGCCGTAAGGAACATTTGATGGATTGCTAACCAAAGTCTTATTGTTTCCGTAAGGACTATTTTTTGTTGGATCTGCAAAATCAGACTTCTTAGAGTACTTCACCCAAACGTACATGCCATTGGTTTCTGGTCTAGGCAGTATTGTAAGCTTATTGTTTGTTAATTCAAAAGAGAACCAAGAGCGTCTTACTTGATTTGACATCTCGATCTCTTGAATTCTTTGAATGTCCCAATAAACTGGGAACAAAGTAAAATTCAATCCTGGAGAATAGCTCGCCCAACCAAAGTTTTCTGTAGCGCCTTGGTAATTTATAGAACCACCCAAATACGGATCGTAATATTGATTTACTGCAGGATTTCCCTTGTACATTACCTCTTGTATCACTATTCTATCGCTTCCACTTATCATTCCAGAGTTAACTGCCCATTTTTGCATGTCGTAAACTTGCTGACTTCCTGAAAGTTCTAAAGAAGCAGAGTAATATTCTATCGTGCCTCCAATTCCTATTTGAGCTCCGTAGTTGTCCGCAATGGTAACTATCGAATTCAAAGAAGGCACTACCACAGTATTGTTTAATTGAGAGCCAGTAGAAGCGCCTTCAAGCCCTAAGTAATTGTCCTTAATCTTTGATTGATAAAGCTCTTCAGAGTAAACTGAAACCGCCTCTTCAAAACAGGTAAAAAGATTTGTGTCTTGCAGTTCTACGTCCATTATAGGAAATCCCAGCTTTCTTGCGCAGTAATTTGCTACCTTTGGCGCGTCTGCTACGAATTGAGGATCCAAATCGTAGTACCCAAATGGGGTGCTACTACCTGTGATAAATACAGGAGATCCGTTGTATATTGTAGGGTTTGCCATTAAATGCTTTCAAATAAATATTTAAGCTATTGGTAAAACCCAAAAACTATAATTATTCGTACGCTTTGTATATTTCCAATATGTTTTCGACTATTGGATCTCTGTGGTTGGTCTTTAGTGTCACTACCTCAAATCCTGGTACCTCTTTAAAGTTGGTGCATATAAAATTAAAACCGCTCATCTTTCTGTCCTTAAGATCTATTTGAGCTCCATCTCCGCATATAATCATTTTAGTTCCAACGCACACTCTGCCCAATAAAAGCTCCATCTGTCTGTTTGTAATGTTTTGAGCTTCGTCCACTACAACAAAACAGTTGCTCAAATTTCGTCCTCTCATAAACGCTAAAGGAATCACTTCTATTTTACCGTCCAATAATTCTTTGTCTATCTTTTCTTTGTTGTAAAGCCTATACATGTTGTCGTATATGGCAGCAGTGTAAGGAGCCAATTTGTCCTCTTTTGTACCAGGTAAAAAACCAATGTCCTCTCCAGAAGTTACGGCAGGTCTGGTTAAAATGATTCTTTCTATCTCTTTTCTAAACAAAAGGTCTAGGGCGATCTGAGCTGCCAACATGGACTTACCGGATCCGGCTTGTCCCTTTAGAACAGTTATTTTGTTATCGAGAAATATTTGACTTGCTTGCTTTTTCTCCCCGTTTTATGGGAATAAAAACTTTATTGGATTTTTTTGGGACTTTTTTGAAATCGAGGTCGTATCAGTCATTCGCTACCTTTCTAGATAAATATGCACAAAAAAAAGACCCAACCGAAGTTGGGTCCTTTATTATATAGATCTTAAATAGATTAAACTATTTGTAAATCTGATACTACTACTAATCCGTAGAATTCCGGACGGATCATAGTCATTGCGTAACGAGTCATGATACCTTTACGTGGAGTAAATGTAGCTGGATCGTACACTAATGGAGTCATGATCAATGGAACATAAGGAGAGTATACAGCACCTGCTTCTAAGAACTGAGTACCACGGAATCCTAATAAGATTACGTTCTCGGTCATATAAGGGTTTTTGTACACTTTGTAGCGGCTGTTTAAAGCACCTACTTTCTGAACACCGAATGCATATTTCATTGTATCTGCTGCACCGTCAGTATCAGCTGCAAATCCTGGGATTGATTCCAAGATTGTAGCTACTGCTGGAGAAACTACCATGAAGTTAGCACCGCCACGTAAAGTTCTTTGGTGGATGATGTTAGAAACTTTTTGTAACTTGATACCAATAGTTTGGAACCAAGTCATTTGGTTGTAGTAAACACCAGTTGTGTTACTAGTAAACGCAGTTTTAGCAGCGTTGATTTGATCACCAACCTTAGCTGACCAATATTCTATTGTTGGAGCGTTAGAGATTAACATGTCCATTACTTCTAAATCGATCTCTAAAGAGATGTACTCAGATAATAAACCTGTTAATTCAGCTTCAGCATCTAAAGAATGGTAAGCAAATCTTGTGCGAATTCTGGAGTCCATTGTGCTTTCAATTTTCTTGTTTTAGCACTGATTGTTTGAGACTTCATTTGAACGTTGATCTCAGGGATAACGATTGAAGTAGCTGAAGCAGCGTTAGGAACAGAGAAACCTTGAGTTGCAGTTCTGTCTTCAAAATCACCTCTTGTATTGAAATCAGTAGCTTTAGTGTATTCAACAGTGAATGCACTTGACTGAGATACTTGAGTAGAAGAACCACTTACGAAGAAACTAATAGTACCACCGCTAGTGTAAGCAAATTGTTGCAAGTTGTTTGCAGCAGTTACATTTGAACCAGAAACGATAATAAAAGAACGAACAGCGTTAGCATCGAAGTTAGCTAAAGATGAAGTATTGAAAGTTACTTTCTTAATTTCATTAGCAGCTAAAGAAGATGT